GAGAAACGACGTTGCCGCCGCAATGCCGCGCCAGAAGCCGAGCCGCCGCCAACCGCGTTTGTTCGGGCGTTTGTCGAGCGTTTTGAAATGCTTTTGCAGCGTCCGCGCAAAGCCCATACCGACGTACTTGTTGAGAGCCGCCTTGTCGGCCAACTTCGCCTCCAACGCCTCGATGCGCTTTATGTCCGCGCCTTTTTTTAGTTTTGCCGTAAATTTGAAGAGCATTTTTTATCCGAAATATTTTTCAGCAAAAACCTTGCCTATTGAATTCGCGACCATCGCAATTTGTACAACGGGAAACGGTATTGTGGGCAGAATAAGCGGCGTGTCGGCGGGCTTGTAGAACTTGCGCAGAAAAATTTTACCGTTTTTCAGCGTTATCCTGCAATGTCTCGACGCGACAAGTTCGGGCGCAAAACACAAATCCGCAACTTCGCCGAAATCGACGATGCCGTCTTTGAATAGTAGAAGTATTTTTTGCTGTTCCATTTTTTAGTTGATTTTGGGAAAGTTTTGTTCGATATTAAAGGTGTCAGGTAGATTGAGTGCGGCGCGGTCGCTATACTCGTTTGCCCAGTACGGTACGATACCGCGAGCGTCACCGTACCCCTATTTTTTGTAGATTAGTTCTCCCTTTCGGCATTTGTCCAATTCCTGTATTTTGTTTATAAACCAAGTGCGAACGACCGAGCCTTTTGACACGGCAACCGCTATTCCTCTGATTTTTCCGTAGGCAGTTTCAAATGTGCTTATGAACATCTGCTGCCCGTTCGGGAGTTGCCAAACTTCGAGCGCATCGCGGACACACGCTTCGGCAATTTCTATTCGCGCCAAGCGTCCGGTTATATCGTCTACGCGTTTTAACGCCTCTTCCCAATGATTGAGCACTTCCTTGTTAAATTCCGCGTTCGTTCCGATTGGCGTTTCTACCGAAAAACCTTCCTGTAATCTTTTCTTTGCCGTGTCGGTATCACAGAAAACTTCCTTTATTTTCGGAGAGGAACTTTTCCACGTTGTCGCGCTCGGCATTTTTTTATCGGCGAACGTCGGCAGTTTCGGCGCGGTGCGCATCACAAGCTTGTCGCCCTCGACCGCGCAGTTGGGCGTCTTTTCGACGATTTCCTTGACGAGGTCTTCGGGGATTCTTTCGAGCGAGACTTCCGTTTCAAGCGCGTCGTCAAAGTCGGGGATTTCGTCCACGGGCTCGTCTTTCGGAAGCAAGCCAAGCTCGATTGCTTCGTCGCGGTCGATGTCCTCCACGCCCATTCCGCTCCCGAAGTCGAACGGCGGATAAGGTCTGTCGAAGCGCGAAAGGTTGCGCCACACGTCGGAAGATTTAAGGGCAACCATTCGGCCGCCGTAGAGCTTGCCGCCCGCCGCACGCCAGCGCGTCTGCCAGTCTGTGCGCGGCACGCGGCGCGGCTCGACTCTCAAAAACTCCTGCGCGGGGAACATATACAGCGCGTCCGAATCCTGCCCGCGCGCGTATTTTGCGTACTCGCGGGCTTCCTCGTAGTTCATTTTGTAAATGAGGCCCAATCGGCGGCGGCTTGCAATGTCGGTCAACGCCGTGCCGTCAACATCATACCCGCGCCCGCGCAAATACGACTTCATTTCGCTGATGAACTTTTCCTGCGAAACCAATGCCTCGTCGGGATTGCGCTTTGCCGTGTCAACAGCCTTGCCGATGAGTTCGCGCATTTTGCCGAGCGTTTCCGCGTCGTTGACCCGCGCCGAGAAAAAGCACTTTTCGCGGATTGCGGGCGCAACACGCGCCCACTCCGCGCTCGCCATCGAAGACGGCGTAGCTTTCCGCGCCCCGAATTTTTCGACGGCGGTTCTGTCTGGCGCAAGACTGATGTTGAGGGAAGGCATTTGTTAAATTTCGCGTTCGTTGAAATTAGAGTCCGTCATAGTCGGAGCGTTGCGGCGTTCCACGCGCGGGGCGCACAAGGGCGCAGCCACCGCTTGATTGCGTTGTCTCCGACGCGGCTTCGGGTTCGTCGGGCGTGGATACATCAAACTTTTTTGCGGCAATGTCGCGCAACAGCTGCCGAGCGTCGGAAAGATTCGCCGATTCGGTCGAACTCAGCTCCTGCATAATTCGCGGCTTGATAGTGGCGACGATTATTGCAAGAGCGGCGGTTTCCAACTCGGACGGGATTTTGGAGGCGTTGCGGTCGACGGAATAGCCGCCCGTTTTGATGTAGCCGCGCACGAGATTCACCGTGCCCGCGATTACCTCGGCGAGCGGCTCGAGCGTTTCGTCCGACAACGCCGCCGACTTGTAGGCTTCGACCATTCCGCCCGCCTGATATTTCGCGACATTTCGCTCTGTGAGTGTTATCCAAGACATATTTTTCCTTTCCGATTTAAGCGGCAATTTCAAGCAGCCCTACGCCGCGCAGAGGCACGGCAGGAGGCGTTTTTTCGGGGGGGGGGGTATCGTGCCGCCCTCTAAAATCGGGCTTTTGGCGGCATTGCAGGCGTTTTGCAACGCCTCTGCAAGCGCGTCGCAGGCAACAATCATTTCAGACTTTTCTGGGCGGATTCTGTCGCCCGTGCCTGCGGAATATTTGAATGGGATTTCGACTTTCGCAAAGTCGCCGAAGATTTCGCGGCAGATTTCCGAACCGTCGCAGGAGAGCAGCCACTTGCCTTTGAGCGCGTAGAGCTTGTTTCGCAGAATCTCCATATCCTCGGGCGCGAAAGCCTCGTAAGTGCCCGCGTCGCCCGTGCAATACGGCGGGTCAAAATAGATGAACGCGTCGTTGTTGTCGTAGAAATCGACCACCTGCTGCCAGTCGCGCTGCTCGATGTAAACGCCTTTCAAACGCTCGTGCAGGGCGCGAATCTGCGGGACGTGCCTGTCGCGCGAGAAGCCGCGATAGCCGCGTGCGTCCCGCGCGTAGTAGTCGCCGAAGCCCGAAAACGACGAGACTTTGAGCAAATACCATCGCGCCACTTTTTGAAGCTCGGTAAGCCCGCGCGAATCGCGCAAGCGGTTGAAAATATCCACCGAATGCAAATACCACTCCATTTCGGTGAGCAGGCTTTCCAAGTGCTCGCGAACATAAAGATAAAAGCCCGAAATTTCGGCGTCGATGTCGTTGACGACTTCGACCTTCGCGCGTGATTTCGCTAAAAACACTGCAAGCCCGCCCGCAAACGGCTCAATGTATGTCGAGTGCTCGGGAATGGCGGGCAAGATGTATTTTAAAAGCCGCCTCTTGCCGCCCGAATATGGGAAAACCGGATTCATTTTTTTGAAAATTTACTGCTGTTGAACTTTAAGAAAAAGACGGACGCGGAGCGGGGTTGCCCCGCGCCCGCCGAACGGATTATTAAACAACGGAAATCGCCTTGGCGCAGCCGCTGACGGTCGAGAGAATGCGCGAGTAGTGTTCGACAGTGATGTCTACATACTTCGCCTTTTCCTCGCGGTAGACGCGGAACGCCTCGCCGCCTTCGCAGGGAGTCCAGAAGCGTTTGAGCACCGACGTGTCGAGCCCTTCGACGGGATTGTCGCAGCCGAGGAACGCCACGATGTAGTCGTTTTTCATTATGGATTTTTTGCCCGACTTGTCGGCGTAGCGTTCGCCCGCGCGGTAGATTTCGTCCACGCCGTACATGTCGGCGAGCTGCGGAAGCCCGTCGCGCGCGGCAACGCCCGCATACGCGTTCTGCGAAGCCCTGTACGCGCGGAAACGCGCATTCCAAGCCTTGCGCCCGAAGAGCAGTCTGTTGGGATCGACGCCCACGGTGTCGCCGACGCTTTCGATAAGGTCGATGATGTCGCTGTCGGGGTCGGTCTTCGTGCTGCCCGTAAGCCAGCTCTTTTCCGTCGCAGTGCCCGCGGCGGCGAGCAAGCCCGCGACCGCCCTGCGGCATTCGTTGCGAATCAGGCGCAAAATCAGCGACTGCACCTTCTGCTCTTCGATGCCGTCGTAGCGTTCGTCGTTGTCGATGCGGATTACAAGCCCGCGGTTGACGGTGCTCGAATCGACGCGCTCGCTCTCGACGCTGATTCTGCGGAAGTCCGCGCCGACGGAGCGGCTGTCGGATTCGTCCGACCAGAGAATCGCGCCCTTGTCCTTGCGGAATTCGAAGCGGCGTGCGCTGCGCACGGGCGGCGCGATGAAGTTGAGCAGCTTTTCGGTTTCGGCGTCGTGCACGCCCGCGACGAAGTTCGTCAACGCCTCCGAAAAGGTTGAGTCCGCCATGCGTTCGTTGGCCGCGCACGCAAAGCCGTTGTTGAGGTTTGCGTCGGTAAGTTCTTTGATTACGTTTTCCATATTATTCCTTGTTGTTTGTTACGAAGCGGGGGTTGTTATTTTGCGGGCGACGCAGTGGGCGATTTCGACTTCGTCGCCCGAAGCCGCCGCGCCGACGGCTATGCCGATGCAGTATTTGGAGGCCGAAGCGGCGGGGGCTGTAGCCGAAACCTTGCCCGAAGCCTCGGAATATACTTCGCTGCCCGCGGCGATTGTGCCCGCGGACAAAACCGAGAGTGTTCCGGGTGTCGAGCCGAAGAGCAGAACGGCGATTTCCTCGCCGACCGCCGCGTTGTCGTCGGCGACGCCAATCGGCAAAATGTCGCCCGTTGCGGGCTTTATCTTGCCCGAGTCGAAGCCGACAATCTGGCCGCGCGTGATTGCCGCGGACGCTTCGAGGCTTACCGCGCCGTTGCCGTGCACGCCTGCCGTTTGCGAGTTTGCCGCCCAAGCGCGGGGAGCGAAAAGGCGGGTGAGTGCTTTTTTTATGTTTTTCATTTTTTGTGTCCTTTGGTTGAAAATTAGTTTTCGAACGCCAGTTTGTATTGCTCGGGCATTTCGCGGCGGGCGCGGACTGTGGCGGTGGCGTGGTCGTCGCCCTGCGCCTCGAACTGCGCGACGCGCTCGTCAAATGCCTTTTTTGCGGCGGCTTTCGCGTCGCCCTTTTTGAGGTCGTCGGTTTCGGAGGCGGTCTCCACCTTCTTCGCGGCTTCGTCGATTTCGTTGGCGGCGGCCACGATGTCGGGCGAATCTACCAACGCCTGCGTCTTTGCGGCGCGGTCGGCTTCGGTGAGCTTGCCCGCCTTGATTGCGCCGTTTACGACGTATTCGGCGAATTTCGCGCGTTCGTTGGCGGCGGCGGTCTGCGCGTCGGCGAGTTTCTTCTCGGCTTCGTCCTGCGCGGTCTTCGCCGTCTCGGCCTGCGTTTGCGCCGATTTCGCGGCGGAGAATGCTTCGGCGAGCTTCGCCTTTACGGCGTCCTCCGAAACCGCCCCGTCGCGGTTTTCCAGTGTGTTTTCGATTTCCGCCTCGGAATAGCCGAGCGCGGCAAGTATTGCTTTGAGCATATCTGTTGTTTCCTTTTGGTTGATGGTTTCTGAAAATTCAGCCTTGTCATTCGCCGCCGACGTGCACGGAATGTTCGGCGACGACGTAAGCCCGAGCGAAACGAGAAACGACGGCCGCCAAACGCCCTTCGAAATTCCGTTCATCAGCCAGAACGGCGAAAAGCGCAGCCCGTGCGGAAGCGCGGAGAATTCGGGCTTCCAGTCTATCTTGGCTTTAAGCCCGTCGGGCGACTTCGCCAAATCGCAGACTTTCCCGTAAACGGTTTTGTCGAAATGGCGCGTCGAAATTCCCGGACGGCCGTCGGGCCCGACGTCGGGGTGTCCCATCAAAACTGGCACGGTGATTCCCGCGCGGCGTTTGAGCCGCTGCAAAACCGAGTTGAACGAGCCGATTATTTCGTTGGCGGCGGCTTCGTCGAAACGCTGCACGCCGACGCTGTGCTTAAAGTCGCCGTAGGGGGCTATCAGATACCAGCCGTCGGAATTTTCGTTTGCGGCGCAGGCAAGGTCGGTTTCGTGCACGAAATATTCCTTTTCTTCGCTTTCGTTGGAAGCCCATTCCCGCTCGCGGTTCGCAATGCCGTTGCAAAACGACAAAAACCCGTTGCAAAACCCGCGCAGAGTTTTTTTTGGGTAGTTGTCCCCATCGGGGGTATTAAGCCCGAAAACGGGCAAATTTTTTGAGAGCCTATTTTTCATTGCCTATCCTCTTTTTCAAAATTTCAAAAAGCGCGGTCGCCTCGGTATCTCCGCCGTCGAAAAATTCGCCCAAGTTTTTTTCGAGGGCAACAAGCGCGTCGGCGCGTTCGGAGACGTCGGTCATCGCGTCAATGCGGTCGAGCTCGGCGAGAAATTTTTGTTTCTTGTCGCCCGTCATCGCGCGGGAAAGTTCGGCGATGTCGTCTGTTTCGTTACCCGCAAACGAAGAGCCGAAAGCGTCGGCGGTTGCGGTCTGCGCCTTTTCGATAATCGGCTCGCCGTCGTCGGGCGCGGCTATGCCGCTTGCCTCGCGCCACGCCTTCTGCGACACCGCAACGCCCCTGTCCGCGGACATTCCGAGCAGTTCGAGCGCGGCGCGTTTGTCGGAGCGGTCGGTGCGCTGGAACTGCAAATACGCGGCGGGTTCGACATCTCCGAAGTAGTAGCGAATCACGAAGCGCGACACCGTGCGTTCGAGCGTCTCCTCCACAAGCAGGCAGTCGTCGTCTTCGAGCATCGCGCCCGACTCGCCCTGCAAGCTTGCGCCCGCGCCGTCCTGCGAAGACATCGTGGCGAGGTCGCTGCCCAGCCACATCGTGATGACGCGGCGCGTTAGGTGCTCGATAATTTCCTTGAAAGGCGCATTCTGCCCCGACACCTGTAACAGCGTCAGTGTGTCGGCGTCGCCCGTGATTAAGGAGCTTTCGTTGTCGATGTTGGCAAGCATATCCGCCATTTTTTGCCACTTGGGCGAGCCCTCGGGTTCGCCCGATTTAAGCCAAGCCAACGCCGAGCCGAAGCGGCGCGAGAACACGAGCCAGTCGGCAAGGCTCATCTGTTTGAAAAGATAGTAGACCGAGCACGCCGCCATCAGCGGCTCGTCGGACGCGGCGACAAGCCATTTGTTCGGTTTCAGCTCGTCGCCAGCAATCGCGTTCGGAGTGCGCAGCAGGCGCAAATTGCCAGTCGTGTTTTCGAAGAAATAAAGCGGCACGAACTTGAACGTCGCCCGAAGCCTGCGCATATCGGGTTGCGGATTCCAGACGATTTCGTGCACGGAATATTTTTTGCCGATGCAGTCGAGCATTGCCTCCACGAGGCGCGAAAACCCGCCCACGCGGTGCTTTTCGCACGCGTCCGTCCACGCAACGTTGTTGTAGAAATCCTCCAAAACCTCGGCGTGCGCGTTGGCGGTTTCCTCGCCCGCCGCGCCGTACGGTACAATCTGCCACGACAGGCGCGAGACGCGCTTGCGGCGTTTCGGCCGCACGACAATCACGGTGTCGTCGGTGGATTCGAGCTTTTCCCAGATTCGCGCGGCTTTCGAAATATAGCCGACTTCGAACGCGTCTATCGCCGAGCGCAGCGTCTGCGGACGCAACCCCAGAAGCGGGTTGTAGCGGCAGCGTCGCTCGAACAAAATTCTTTCGTCTGTGATTTCGGATTTCATTTAAAACAGCCTCCTGTCGCTTTTGCGGGCAATCGGGACAATGTACGATTCCTTCGGTTTCGCGCCCGCGTAGAAGCCCAGAGCCGCGCCCCAGAAGCGGTCGCCGTGCCCGAGCGCGTCGGTGCGTTCGGCGTCGAAGCGGATTGCGCCCGCGCTCGTGACCTCTTTTTTAATCGAGCGGAAGTCGGCGCGGATTTCTCGGTCGTCGGCGATGCGCACGTTTCTGTCCTCGAACGCCGCGCGGAGCTTGTATGCCATATCCGCCTTGACGGCATTCGTAAAATGCACTGCTTCCACGCGATACTTGCCGAAACGCTCCTGCGCACGCTCCGCAAACTGCGCGCCGATTCCCGTTGCGTCAATGCAACAGCGGCGCATATTCGGCAGCGAAAGAATCGGGTAAAGCTCCGACTCCTGCGCCGAAAATTTCGCATTCTGCAAAACTATCAACTCGCGCTGAAAATACACGTTGCCTACGCGCTCCCACACCCAGCACGTCGTGCGGTCGTGTTTGTGCCCGATGTCGATTCCCGCGTAGAGCTCGCCGCAGTCTTCGAGCGGCTTGCGCCAGTTTTCGCCGAGCCCGTAGGTCACGGCGTCGAACAAGTCGCTCGTGATAAACACGCTCGATTCGTCCGCAGGCACGCACATATATTCCTGCGCAAAACTTTCTTCGTCGGCGCACTGGCTGCGAACGTAGTCGAAATATTCCGCCTCGCCCATTTCCTGCCGCGCGTCGGCGGCGGGGAGCTTCTGTTGAAGCACCCAGAGAAAGCCCTGTTCGAGCGCGTCCTGCAAGCTCACGCGGTGCAGCGAAGCCCGCTTTTTATTGCCGCCGTCGCGGGCTTCTTCAATCAGTTTGTTGAAGAAATTATGCTTGCCTCTGTGCGTTGAGACAATCGCCATCTGCCCGCCCCAAGTGATACCCGGAAGCGCGATTGAATACAAAAGCTTCGGGTTTTTATGCAGGGCGAACTCGTCCAAAACGCGCGTTCCGCGTTTGCCGGCCTGCGCGTCGGGGTTCGAGCTCATCGAATGAATCACGGTCTTGTTTGCGAAGCTCATTTCAAACGCCGTGATTGATTCGCTTTCGCTTAGTTTGTAAATTTTTTCGGAAATTTCGGAAGCTACAACATTGAGCAGCCCCGAAAATTTCTTACAGTCTTGGAGGAACAGCCGCGCCTGAATTTCGTCGCGCGAGGAAATCCACGAATCGAGCTTTGTCGCCGCAAGCGACTGTTGGCGCACAACGTCGTAGGAAGTCGCCCACGAAATGCCTATCTGGCGGCTCTTTTCCATTATCTTAATCGCCGAACGGTCGGTAATCCAACGCCACTGGTAGGGCAGGAAGATTCCCATTTTCAATTCGGGGCGATTGTGCGCCTTGACTGTTTTTGCGTCTTTCAAATTTACAGACTTCCCAAGATTGATTCGATTTTTGCGAGGGCGTCGTCCGAAAGCCCGCCGCCCGACTGCAACGCCGCAAGCGACCGTTTTTTCGCCTCTTCGCGCTCGGCTTCCCTGCGCTGCCATTCCTCTTCGCGGCGGCGGTATTCGGCGAGTTTTGCGTTGAGCTCGCGCAGGCGGTGGTCGCCGCTGCGCAGGCGCGAAATGATTTTTGAAAATGTGTCGAAGTCTATCGGCTCGCCACTCGTGAGGGTGTCGTAGACCTGCTGCATCAGGACGGTCGCGCCCGCGTCGGCAATGCTCGCGCCCGCGTCCGCCCCGCCGAACTGCTCAATCTGCATCACAAGCTCCTTCGCGCGGCGCAGGTGGTCGAGATGTGCGGCAAACGTGCCGTTTTTAAAACGGCTTGCCGCCCCGTGCGAAAGCTCTATTCCGAGCTTCGCCGCCTCTTCGCGCATCGTTTCGAGCGTCAAATTCGGCAGGCTTGCAAGGTGCTTGCAAAACTCGTGCAACTCGTCTGCGGAAAGGCTTTTTTCGACTGTTCCGATTCGCGCCATTTAAATGCCGCCCTCCAAAAAATCAGTGCCAGCCGCCGTAATTTTGTAAAGCTTGACGCCCGCCGAAAGCGCGGCAGAGCCCATTTTGACAAGTCCCTTCGATTCGAGATAGTCAAGCTCCGCAGCGATTTCCTCCGCGCTGAGTCTAAAACCACCCAGCTTCGCGCCGTAGGCGAGCGAGGCCGCGTTCATTCCCATCGGTCTTGCCGCTTCAAGCTGTTCAAGTAGGTTTCGGCGCAAGATTTCTTTTTGCTCTGGAAGTAAGTTCATTTAGGAATGCCTTTCGATAAAACGGTCGAATTTCGCGGCAAGCTCGAACAGTCGTTGAGTTTGCAGCTCGTTTTCTTTTTTTATTGCCGAAAGCTCAGCTTCGAGCGACGAGAGCCGAACGTAGATTTTTTCGCGGCTGGCGGCGGATTTTTCCACAATTCCGCGCAGGCGGGCGTCGGTGTTGGCGCAGAGTTCCGCGTGGCGGGCGTTGGCGGCCTGGCAGCGTTCGTCGCAGTCCTTGACTTCGCGGAATTGCTCGGCAAGAGAGGGCTTGCGCATAAAAAGCAACTTAGCCTGATTGGCGCAAAACAGCAGCGTGGGAATCGCCGCAAGCGCACCGATAATCCACGCAATGCCGCTGTCGCTGATGCCGCCGACAACGCCGAGCATGCCCATATTTAAAAGATAGCTTCGCATCTCAAAATTTGATGTTAAATTTCAGTCCGATTAGCCCCCGCGCGCCGCGCCAGAGAGCGACGGAAACGCGCGAAAGCTTTTTCAAAATTCGGCGCATTAGAAGAATCCGATTGCCTGCTTTACCAAGCCGATTACAAAGGGAATCAAGCCCGAATCGCCGAGGAGGTAGTCTCCCAAGCTCGTCAGCGCAACGCCCACCGCCACGCCGATTGCAGTCCCTTTTGCTTTCAGCCATTTGCCGACGGCCCGCTTGCCCGTTTCTGTCGTGTTTTCGCCTGCCATTTTACTTGCCCTCCGTTTGCGCCGAAGCCGCGCCATTTGTAGCCGCATTTGCATTTGCCGCCTCCGTTTTCGCTTTCAAGCCGCCCTCGGCGACCGCGCCGTCCTTGGTGATTGAAAGGCTGTATTTGCTCGCGTCCACGATTGCGGGGAATATCGCCGCAACGTCCGCGCCGTCCTTCGTTCCGTCGGAGGCAACAACGGAAGCGTAGGTGTTGTCGAGCGTGCCGATGCCGATTCCGTAGCTGTTCGAACTCGGCTGAACGCCGATGTTGCCATACCAGCCGCCGATGTGGGCTACAACGTGCTTGTCCTTTGTGTTGGCAATTCCGATTACAAGCGGGCTTTCGCTCGATTCCGTCACCTTGACCGCCGCAACAGAGCCGTCGGCGGCGTAGGTTGTCTCCGTGATTGTGGTTGAACTGCACCCGCAAAGCGCGAGCGCAAAAGCCCCGCACACGGCATACAAAGCGGCTTTGAGCCAAAACATTTTTCTCTCGAATAGTTCCATATTCATCTGTCCTTTATTTTTGTTTTTTGGGTGTTGAAATTTTCCTCACGCCGACAATTACCGACGTTCTCCCGCGCTTCGTGCGGATAACGCCGCCGAGCGGATTTTCTACGGCGCATTTCTGCCGGCCGCGCGGTTGCTTCGGGGCGGACTCGCCGCCGCCGTTCAAGACCTCCGCAATGCGCACGAGCAGCGCGGCGAGGTTTTCGAAAAAGTCTTCCTGCGACTCGCGCATTTCGTCAAGGCCTGCGCGGATTGCCGAAATGTCGGCGGCAACGCCCGCGCCGCAAGCTGAGCGGACTTGCGACGCGGACGGGGCGGTACAATCAGACCCGCCCTTAGCACAATGAATTGCGGCATTGTTTATAGTGCCGCAAGAACCTGCGCGACGGTAGGAGCTGTGATTTTCACCGTCCAGTTCTTCCTTGCAAATTTGACGCGCCTGCTCGGTTGCGGGCGCGGACGCTTTGGGTTTGGTGCTCCGTAGAGACTCGGACTGCGGCAGAGCCGCCTTGCCCGCACCGTGGACGTGATTCGCGTCGCTCGCGCCCATACAGCAGTATGATGAAAATTCATTTCGAATGCCCGAAAGCACCTTTTCGGGCGCGGAAAATTCCGCGCCGTCGAGGGCGATAACTTCGCACCCATCGGCAAGGGCAACGTCAATCTGTTCGATAAGGTCGGGGAGCGCGGCAACGGCAATATTGCGGGCGCGGATAACCCCGCCCAAGAGCCAGAGTTTGATGCATACAAAGTCGGCGTTGATTCGCGACACGCGGAACGCATAAACGCGCCCGCCGCCGAGATTGCCGCTTTTAGGTTGACTTGACTGCGCTGCTTTTTGCATAACGCAGCCACAATATCATAATGCGCAAAGCCTGTCAAAACGCGGGCTTACAGCGTTAACGTCCATTACATAAAAAGTTTTTTTCGGGACGTTTTTTTTTGTAAAAATTCGCCGTGTCAGCGCAAAAAAAAAGCCCCTGTTTGCGTAGCAAACAGCGGGCTGTGTGAAAAAATTTTTGCGGGTGCGCGGAAAAACTCGACTACTTTCCGTCTTCGGGAGGGCGTTCGTTGGCGGCGGCGTAGACGTTTTTGCCCACTCTTACGGTGAGGCAAGACCCCGCAACGTCGCCGCGCATGTAGGCGGTCAAAACGTCGGAGATTTTCTCGCGGATTTCGGGCGCGAGCATTTCAAAACATTGGCTTGCGTGTACGGCCAAAAGGTTGCGCACATCGTGCCCGCAAAGTTCGATGTCTACAAAGGCTTCGGTCTCTCCGACCACCCGCCCAAGATGTATATTTTCGTTCATTTCGTCCTTTCCACTTTTCCAACGCGTGGAAAAGTCGGTTGTTGAATGTTATGCAGTTGCGACTTTAAGTGTTCCAGTTTTTAACTCGCGACGAAGCACAAACCCAGTAAAATTGGGCGTTCGCGCGGTTTTCCGTTGTTCCAGTACGAACATTATTTCAAAATTTTTTTGAGTGCACCTTTCAGAGTTTCTCTTGCGATTTCGAGTTTTTCTTCGGCGCGAAGCGCACGATCGCGCCACATCTGCGTAGCAGAATCTTCCGACATTGATTCTATTCCTGTTATCAGCCAGTCTATCGAGACGCCAAATAATTTAGAAATCTTATACAATTCCTCCCCTCCGGGCATATTTCTCCCATTCTTATAAAAGTTTATCGCCGCCTGCGAAACGCCGATTTTTTTTGCCACTTCGAGCTGTGTAACTCCGCTTTCTTTTATAAGGGAACTAAACCTCGCCGAAAAATTATTTAGTATTCTGTTATTTTTTTCTTGCATTTTAGAAATCTTATAGTTCAAATTAGAACATTATCAGAAAACTAAATCTAAGGGCAAACAAAAAATGGCACAAGACACAGCAATGAAACTTGAATTAATCCGCAAAGGTTGGAGCTATCGCCGCGCCGCTCCGATACTTGGCGTTACATATCAATATCTATCGGACTGCGCTAACGGCGTTCATAACTCGAAGCGGCTTAAATTGAAAGTGCTTCAAATGCCGCACGCGCCAAAACCAACCCGCCGCGCTCGGAGGGCAAAGTAATGGCACTCTGGGGTATTTTCTCGCCGCTCGGCGTAGAGATTTCGTTTTCAAATATACGGTGGGATATCGCAGAAAAACGTATGTCCACACCCCGTTCTAACGGCGATTTTCTTATGTTTTTTGAGTTCCTCACGGTAACGGTCATTGATAAAAACGGAGACCCTCTGGCGGGAGTGAAGGCAAACTGGAAGTTGTCTACAGACGGGCAAAAAGCTGCAGTTCTGCTTTTCATCAATGGGGAAAAAGCATTCGGAAACGAAGATATCGAAATTGCGAGAATTTGTCAAATCGAGGGCGACGCATTTCCCGCCGTTGCTGATGATTACGTTTGCAAGGGAAAGCCTAACGAGGGGCTTTTGTGCGTCAAGATTCTTGACCCCGAAATATACCGAACACACGGCGGCCGCCACGGAAGCGACCGCTCCCACGGCACAAAACACAAATTCGACAAACTCAAACATATTGCGGCTATCCTGAAAAATTTTTTCGCGTCAATTTCAACCAAATAAACAGCAGAAAGGAAAAACAATGGCAAAACAAAAATGGTATTCAAAAGACTTCATCAACAGGCAATTCGTAAAATTGCACGTCAAGATGCTCAGCAAGTCTGACGTCGTTTTCGACAACTTCAAAGGCGACTCGGTGGACGGCTTCTTTTGCGGGCACATCAAGGTTTCGCCGCGATATGTCAACTACCCGCTCTTGTGCAGGTATGACGCAAAAATCGCCGCGCTTTTGGGCAAGGCGGGCTTTGCCGTCCAAGAGGTCGCGTGGGACATAAAACACGCGGGACAAAACATCGGGTTTATGGTATCCGCAACCCCCGTCAATTCGTAATCTGCAACGCTCCCCCAATGCCCGAAAGCCAACAGTTGACATTCTTCCACAGCCTCGACTTCCCCGGTCGGACGGTGCTGTTTGTCAACGAGATTTCGCAAAAATTGGGCATTTCGCGGCAGCAGGTCGTCAACCTTATGGACTGCGGCGAGCTGGGCTACATCAACGTTGCGACCGACCCTACAACGCGCCCATGCCGCCGCGTCCCCGTCGAAAGCTACCGCAACTTTATTGTCCGCCGTTTGGACTCCGAGGAACGCCTGCAATTTCTACGGGAACTGCCCGTGACGACGCGACTTGAACTAATCGACGAACTCAAAAAATCACTCAAACGCAAATGAAACCCGAAACCAGAATCATACGCGGCGCACGCGTCGCAACGGTCGAAGACCGGGGCGGCTACATAGGAATCAGCTACACACGCCCACATTTCCGCGAAACGTTCCTCGCAATCTTTTCCGCGACCGACGCCGCGCGGGCAATTCGCGCGGGCGACGTGCTCGAAATCGAAAAACGCGCGGGCGACATCGACCGCCTCATCAGCCGCAACAAGGGCGACGAGCAGACAACTTTCAAATTCTAAAACGCTATGAAAAAAGATTCAAAACAAACACAACTAACCCCGCTTGAAAACGCTTTGCAAAGGCAGTTCAACGCCGATGCAGGCAACTATCAAACGCTCATCAAGGCCGCCTACGAGCGCACAACTAAGATTCAAAGCTCGAACATCGCCGCAATTATCGGTTTCGGGCTGCTCGCGCTTTCAATCAAGCCGCAAATCGGCTACGGCAAATTCGGCGACTGGCTCGCCGACACGCTCGGCGGCGCGTTGTCGAAATCGGCGGCGTATTCGTGGATTAAAGCCGCCGAATGGCTCGTGGCGAAAATCGCCATCGCCGACAAGCAAACCGACATCGTAGCCGAACGCATCTGCCAGTTTGCCGAAAAAGCAGGCATCAAGCGTAGCGCGGAGGAAATCTTCGCCGACGCCGAAACCACAAGCGCATTCGTAAGCTACGTTTCGGAGGAGCTGCCGTTTAGAACGTTTTTAAACATACTTAAAACCGCCAACGCCGCAGCTCTCGAAGCCGAAGACGAAGAACGCAAGGCAAAGGAAAAGTCCGCGCTCACCAAGCGCGACCTCAAAGGCCTCGGCGGCAACGGCGGCGGACAGCAGCTCGATTTCTTTTCGGAGCTCTACAACGATTTTCGCGCCACAATCGAAGCCCCGCGCTCCGACAGGCGTTTCTCCGAAATGCCCCGCGCCGAAATGGAGCAGCTCGGCAACTATCTGATTGCGCAGGGGCGCGAAATCGTGGAAATCGCCAAGGGTAAGAAGGACTAATCGGGAGGCGGAAATGAACGAGCTTGCTACGACAGACAACCTCCCGCGTCCGTTTGAAATCCCCACGACCACGCGCGACCAAATCGACTTCTGCAAGGAGAGCAAGTCCGAGCGTCTGCGAATCCGCGACCTGCTCGACGCCTTCCGCACAATCGACGGCGCAAAGCGCAAGGGCGACGCGTTTCTTGCGGTTGCGGCGGTCAACCGCGGGCGCAAGGGGTTTTCGGTTGAGACGCTGCGCAGGCTCTTCCGCGAATACAAGAAAAGCGGCTACCAGTGGCGCGTTCTGCGGCGCGACTACAAGGGCCCGAAGCCCGCAAAACCCGCCGACTTCAAAAACTTCTTCGCGTTCCTCGTCTCCAAGTGCCAAGGCCGCACCGACGTTGTCCGCGCCGCCCGCGACGACCTTTTCTACAACTACTGGCGGGCGGGCAAGTCCGTTCCCGGATACGGCACGTTCGCCGAATTCTGGCGGCGCACGCAGGGCGAGAAGCCGTTCCCGAAAGTCATCACCGACCGCCCGCCGCACACGCCCGCGTGGAGCTACCGCACGCTTCTGCGCCTTGTCAAAGAGACGCTCCCGAAGGAAGTCCGCCTGCTTGCCGCGCACGGCGACCTCCGCAGCCACGACTGCCAAATACAGCTCTACCGCGACCGCGCGGGCTTGAAGCCCCTCCAATACGTGACTTTCGACGACGTAGAGCTCGACATTCAGGTGCTCTGCAAAATAGGCAACACAATGGAGGTCCGCCCCTTGCAGGCGGTAATGGCACTCGACATCGCCACGGCAAAGTTCGTCGCTTGGCGAATCCGCCCGATGCTCAAAGAGGAGGACATGAAATACTTTCCGTCCGACGCGGGGCGCGTGCTCACGCGCAAACAGGTTAACTTCGTTTTGATGCAGATTCTGCTCAAATACGGACTGCCGCAAAACTACCCGATGAAGCTTCTTTTGGAAAACGCAAGCGGCACGCTCAACGCCGCCGACAGGCGCATGATTGAAACGCTCCTGCCCGCGCGGATACTCTTCGAAAACACGCGCATGTTCGACGAATCCTACCTCGGCGTGGAGTGCCGCGCACACGGTCTGCCGTATCAAAAGGGCTTCATCGAAAGCTCGTTCCAAGGCCTCCACACGCGAATTGCAGGTCTCGACGGCGCGCTCGCGCCGCGCTACGAATTCCGCAACCCCGCAAGCGCGGCAATCGCCAAGCAGACCGAAAAGGTGCTCGACGAGGCGCGGGCAAAGGGCATTTCCGAAAGCCTGCTGAAATTCAAGCTGCTCACATTCGACGAATTTCTGCCGATTTTCGACCTCATCGTCGAACGCTGGAACGCCCGCACAAACCACAAATTGCAGGGCTTCGACTACGAATACGAAACGCTTGTCGGAAGCGACTTCTACAACCGCGACACCGCCGTCCGACTGCTCACGACCGACGAACTCGAAGCGGCAAAATTCGTCCGCCGAATGGAAAGCCCCGAGGAACGCTGGCAAAAACACTGCGCGAGCGTTGCGTTCTCGAAAATCGAAGTCCCGATGATTTACCCGCTTTTGCAGAACGACAAGCGCGTGGTGAGCGTCCGCAACGGCGAAATCAAAACCGAGTGGGCGAACATCTCCGCCGACAAGTTCATCTACCGCTCGCCCGAGCTTCTGCAATTCGAGGGGCGCGAGTTCACCGCCGTCACGCCCGACCGCGAGGCGTTGTGGCTCTTCGACCGCAACGAGGGCTTTGTATGCGCCGTGCCGCGCGTCGGCAGAACCGCGATAATCGACCAAACCGCAATCGTCCGCCAGAGCGGCTACGTCGCCCGCGAGCGCGAAAAGATGCGCGAGCTTCACGACAACTTCCTTTCCGAACGCAAAAACGCCTTTGCCGAAATCGACGTGCACAACCGCGCGGTTCTCGACGACGCCGCAAACATCGGCACGGCGATGTATGGAAGCGTCGAGACGCACCGCCGCCAGACCGCCGAGCAGAAAACCGCCGCCAAAAAGGCGGGCACGGCACGCCGCGCGGCAATCGCCGCAGCAGCAAGGGCACTGGAAGACTCCGACGAATTTTAATCCAAAACAAACAGCAGTATGAAAAACATAGACGAAATCAAAAACGCAATCAAAGACTATCCCGCCGAGGCGCAGGCGCACGTCCTCACCCTCGCGGAGTTCTGCAACACCCACTGCGACGGCAGCGAACAGCGCATCGCCGCCCAGTTCGACGGCAAGTTCCGCTACTCCAAAGACTGGTTCTACCAGCTCTTTTCGGGGCGGCGGTACAACAAAAAGCTCGGCAAGTTTCAGGTCGATATGGACAAGCTCGCCGAAATCGCGGGCGACGCAAAGCGCATCGCCGAGGGCGGCACAATCGGCGGCGCAATCCCGCACGTCGAAACAGAGACCGTCCGCGAAATGCGCGACGCAATCGACGCAATACGCCCCGAAACGAACGTCTGCAAATGGCTGATGGTCTGCGGCACGACGGGCGCGCAAAAAACCTACGCCGCGCGGTTCTACGCCCTGACGCACCCCGACTGCTATTATCTTGAAAGCCCGACAGTGCCGAGCGTCTGCGAGCTTTCAATGATAATCGGAGAGGTCGTGCCGAGCTGCCGCGCCGACTTTTCGGGCGCGAGACTCCGCCGCGAAATCGTCAAAAACGTAAAGCCGCGCAACTGCTTCATATTCGACAACGCGCAGCGGATGTACGACCCCAAGAAGAAACTCAACCAGCCGCTCTTCGGCTTTTTGCAGGCTTTGCAGGACGCCACCAAGTGCTCGATTGTCCTGATTTTTGTGGACGAAGCCACGGGCGAAAACTCGCTGCGCCGCGTTGTGTTCGGCAAAGACGCGGGCTACTTCGAACAGCTCGTCGGTCGCGCGGGCGGCGAGGATTCGATTCTGTTCCTGCCCGACCGCCCGAGCGATTCCGACTTAAACGCATTCGCCAAGGCAACGGGCTTCCGCGACGCCGCACAGCGCAGGGCAATGCTGCCGATTATGCGCAAACTCGCCGCGCAGAAAGGGCGGTTGCGCGTGGTGCTAAATGCGCTCCAAAACGCCGCGCGGCTTGCCATAGCCGCCAAGCGCGAAATCACGACCGACGACTTTTTCGACGCTCTGCCGACCTCCGACGCAACCATTTTGAAAACAATCGACAACACAAGAAAGGCACTCACATGCAACGCATAACACTCTTCACAATCCAACTCCTCCTCCGCCTAATCTGCGCACCCGTCGCGGCGGGCTTATACATCGCGGGAGCGGTCTCGGAAACGGCAACCGCAACGCTCATCTCGCTTACCGTCGCGCTCGACGCCTACAAAAACCCCAATGAAATTGAGGACTAAACACGATGCCGACAGCAGAATACATCGACCTTAAAATCGTCCGCAATCGCGACGGCAAATACTTCATCGTCGCCGCCGCCGACTCGTCGGAGCCGCTCATTCCGATTCTTTTCAATTCGGAAACGGAGGCGCGGAAGCTCGTCGAAAAACTCAACAAACGGCTCGATTCCGAGCCGTGGAGACGCAACTAAAATGACAACGCAACAGGCGGTGGCAAAGGCGATGTGTGTTTGCCGCGACAGGCTCGGGCACGTCGGGCGCAACGAGTTCCTGCTCGCGATGAGCTCAGCCGAAATCGCCCTGCTAATCGCCGCAAAAATCCAGCTAACGCGCGGGCTAAAACCGCCCCGCAAACCCCGCCCGAAAGGCGGCAGACAAACGCAATTCAACTTCACAAATCCGAAAAATCATTAACCCGAAAGGTAAATCAAAAAATGGCAAAGAAAATAGACATCGAAATCGTCCAAATGGTGCTCGAACGCGCAAGGCTCACGGCAGTGCAGCAGGCACAAATCCTCGAAGACCTCAAATTCGAGGCAACGCTAATCGTCGGCGACGACCGCGAACCGCGCATAAAACGGAAACCTTTTATCATCGTGAGCGACCCGCTCGGAAGGCTCACCGATGTCGGCTGGCATTTTGCGACGTTCGTTCTCGACGCACAGGAAAACATCAAAAGCGAAGAAATTCTGCCGCGTCTCCACCGTGCCGTAGCCGACTTCAACTGCACGCCCAAAGGTCGCTATATGCCGATTAAAAACGTTTACGAGGCTTGCCAATTCTGTTCTCCGAAAATCTTGAAGGAATACAAAATCTGGATGAAGACCAAAGAACCCGTGCCCGTGATTGTAACCGACGGTAAAATCGCCGCCGTCGAAGAACTCTAACCTGAAAGGAACGCAAATGTCAGTCATCTACAAAGAACCCAAGTCCCGCGCTGAAATCGAAGCCGAAGCCGACGAAATCGCAAAAATCAGAATCAAAATCCGCAAGCTCACCGTCGCCCGCGACGCCGCGATTTTGAAAATCAACGAGCAATACAACACGCAAATCAAAGAGCTCGAAGCCGAGCGCGACTGCCGCGAAAACGCGCTTGCGCCGTTCGTTTCGGCTCGCAAGGCGGAGCTGATGGGCAAAAACAAATCGGCTTCGTCGCCGCTTTCGATGTACGGCTTCCGCACGGGGCAGACCATCGTCCGCAACATCACCGACAAGCCCGACGCCGTCGTCGCCTACGAGCTTTTCTCCGCCGCCCGCACCGACTGCGCAAAGGCGACGTATTCGCTCGACAAGCGGGGCGTCCAAAAGGCGCTCAAAAAAGGCGACGCGCAAATCGAGGAGTTCTTCGAAATGGAGGTCGTCGAACGCTTCTACGTCGAACCCAAAACCGACAAAGATATAGGAGAGTAGGCGATGGTTTCGAGGTTCTACTACATAAATTTCGGGATTGCGGCGGCAACGGCAGTCGTCGCCGCTTCCAACAAGGAATACGCCATTGTGGGCTTGTCGCTTTTAAACGCAATCGTCTCGTGGGGATTAGCAAGCGTCTTCGCCAAAGCCGAAAGGAATATCAAATGACCTCAACACACGTAAAACCCGCGCAACGCGCCCGCAAGACGGGCGCAAGCAAGAGCTGGACTTCTCCGCACGTCCAGAAATACCAACTTCAATGGGCGGCGATTTTCAAAAAGCACGGGTGGGCAAACCGCCCGAACCGCGACAAAAAAGACCTGCGCCATTCCGTGCTCGAAGACCTTTTCGGCGACTACAACTTCGACGTCTCCGCCGCCACCGAGCCGCAGTGGGACTGCATCTACCTCGCGCAGGACTTCCTCCTCGACAACGGCCTTTGCGCGTGGTCAAAAGCCACAGCAAAAACCGCAATCGACCTCGGTCTGCGGAATAGGTACATCTGGAATATCGAAAACGCGGGCTACGACATCCCCGACATCGCGTTCTACGGCGCACCCGAAGAATACATTTCAGCCGTCGCCGCAGACAAGTTCGGCGTCCGCAACTGGCGCGGACTCGACCTCGACAAGCTGCGAATGCTCCTCATTACGATTAAAAACCGCGTCCGCAAGGCGGCGAAAAAAGGCAAAAACCTCCGCACCCCAACCCCCGCCGCCGCTCCCGACGACGACAACTTCCCGTTCTGATGAAAACCGTACTCGACTTGTTTTCGGGCATCGGCGGCTTTTCGCTCGCCGCCCGACGCGCGGGCTTCAACGTCGTAGCCCACTGCGAAATCGACCAATTCCCCAAGGCGGTGCTCACACACCGCTTTTTTAATACCCCGATTTTCGACGATATCAGAACCCTCAACAAAAGGACATTTTATGAAAAAACCAAACTCGAAAAAATCGACGTTGTTGTCGGCGGCTCGCCGTGCCAAGACTTCTCCGTCGCGGGCAGACAGCGCGGTTTCGACGGGAGTAGAAGCCCGCTTTTCCTCGAACAAATGCGCGTCGCCCGCGAACTCGGCGCGGAATACATCGTCTGGGAAAACGTTCCCGGAGTGCTCTCGTCAAACGACGGGCGCGACTTCGCCCGAATCCTGTCGGAATTCACGGGCTGGACAATCGAGCCGCAAAAGTTCGGCGGTGTCGGCTGTGTCCGCGCGAGAGGCGAGCAAGACTTCGGCGTTTTTTATCGGATACTCGATTCGCGGTTTTTCGGAGTCCCCCAACGCCGCCGTCGAATCTACCTTGTCGCGCGTCTTGGAGGCCTCTGCCGCCCCGAAATACTTTTTGAGCCCGACAGCCTGCGCGGGAATTCTTCGGCGGGCACGGCGCAGGGGAAAGACGTTGCCGCCTTTGCTAACAACGGCATTGGTGTCTACAATAGCTCGCGCGACGCCGCAACCCTGCGCGTCGGCGGCGAATCAAAAGGCGGCGGAAGCACTCTCGTGATAAGCGAAAGTTCCCCGACCGCCAGAGCCGACGTTCCGACGCTCACCGCCGCGCTCTCGCACAGCTACAACAAGCAGACGCCGCTGCTGTTCGAAAATCACGCGCACGACGGACGCGTCGAACAAAAGCCGCACTCGCCCACGCTCACCTCGCACTGCGGCACGGGCGGCGGCAACCTGCCGCTTGTGCTCGATTCCGACGCCGTCTGCATCGCCGAAAACATTATCGGTCGCCAAGACCACAACGGCGGCAACGGCGTGGGCGCGCAACAGGGAGTGTCCTACACGCTCAATACCGTGGGCGTACACGGAGTCGCAGACGGCTTCGGAGTCCGCCGCCTCACTCCGCGCGAGTGCGAGCGTTTGCAGGGCTTCCCCGACAACTGGACGCGCATTCCGTACAGAGGCAAATCCGCCGAATCTTGCCCAGACGGGCCGCGCTACAAAGCCTGCGGAAACGCCGTAACCGTCAACGTCGCCCAATGGGTATTGGAAAGGCTCGCCCGCTATGCCTAAGACCACTCACGACTTCCTGCGCGATAGACTGCTCGCCCGAGCGGGCATCTTCGACCCGCTTCCGCCCGCGCCGAGCCTCGACGAAATCGCCAAAATCCAGTCCTGCCCGAGCTTCGAGCAGTACCGCAAAAATCGGATGATTATGGGCTACTTCCGCTACGGCAGCCTCACAAGCCAAATCGGCAAAGCGCAATACGACAACGTCGGCTCTATCGCCAAACGACTCTCTTTATATAATAGAGACCATAACCGCGAACACCTCGTCGACATCGCAAATCTGGCAATGATAGAGTTCGCCACCCACCCCGACTACCCGTTCGCCGCCGCCGACGACACCGAACACACCGCCCGAAAAAAATAAAAAAAAATGTCCGAAGAGAGTTGACTTCGTTCCGCCGTAGAGCGTGTGTGTGCACCAATTCAAAACGGCAATGGAAATCGACGAAATACTCAACTCAAACCTGACCAAATCGGACAAAATGCGCAGGCTCTTCGACGAGGGCAAAACCCGAAAGGAAGTCGCCCTCCTGTTGGGAGTCGGTTACGGATTCGTCCAAAACGTCTACGCAAAATACTTCAACAATAGCCCTCTCTCACCGGAGGGCGATTTTGTTTTCAACAGGACATTCGGCGTAGAACTCGAAATCGTCCACGGCAACAAGCGGCAACTGCGCGACGCAATCAGGCGTAGAGGCGTAGTCTGCGAAATAGAGGGCTACAACCACGCCACGCGCACAAACTGGAAGATTGTTTCCGACGCGTCCGTAATCGGCGGCTACGAGCTCGTAAGCCCCGTTTTGAAAGGCGAACGCGGACTCGCCGAAGTCAAGGCCGTCTGCCAAGCCCTCGAAGAGGTCAACGCCACGGTCAACAAATCCTGCGGCTTCCACGCCCATTTCGGCACGCAGGATTTCAAAAAGGACATTTCCGTCTGGCGCAACCTTTTCGCCAACTACGCGACGCTCGAATCCGACATCGACGCCTTTATGCCGCCGAGCCGCCGCAACAACCGCTACTGCGCGTCGATGAAGGTTTCAGATTGGCGCGAAAAGATGGATTCCGCGCACAACCTCGAACAGCTCGCCCGCTCGATTACGGGCGGAAGCAGGTATTTCAAGCTGAACGTCCAAAGCTACTGGCGGCACGGCTCGGTCGAATTTCGCCAACACAGCGGCACGGTCGAATTCGGGAAAATCAGAAATTGGCTGCTTTTCTGCGCAAGGCTCGTCGATTTCTCGAAGCGCGAACGGCTCGACAGTGGCGGCGAACGCGCCCTTGCAAAACTGCTCGACAATGAACTCGCAAATTTCTACAAACAACGCAAAGAAAAATTCGGAAGGAGATAA